GTAACTAATATCACAAACGTCCCAATCGCAGCGGGGTTACTAGAAGGTTATAGTGCTGTTCATAAGTTTGGTATAGTAAAGGGAACTGCTACAGCAGGCTGGAATACTGTATGGACAGGAGCTGAAGAAGCTGCAACCATTCTCTATCCTTGGCCTGTAATTGGCGATGCAAGTGTTGTTACTGTAGTTTCTAGCTCTGGAAGTGATGTTACGGCAGTTACTTTACAGGGCTTAGACTCTAATTATGATTTCCAGGAAGAAACAATTACTTTAACTGGAGTAGTCCCAGCAACAGGTACTAAAATATGGCATAGAGTTAATCGTGCTTTTATGGTAACTCAGACTAATGTTGGAAACATTACTGTACGTAATGCAAATAGTGTAGCTATTACTTTTATTAAGGAAGCTAGAGGCCAAACCTTACAGTCATTGTATACAATTCCAGGAGGCTGCACTGGATTTTTAAACACTATACAGATGGTAGCAAGTAAAGCCCAGAGTGCCGAAGTATCAATGTTTGCTCGGCCCCTTGGAGGAGCTTTCCGAGTAGTCGGTGGAAGTGTGCTATATCAAATGGACCATACTATAAACTACAGCTCCCCCGTGGTATTAACAGAAAAGACAGATATAGATGTACGAGCTATTGGTACTGCAAATGCCGATATATCATGCTCGTTTGATTTAATAATAGTATCTAATGCAGTACTTAATTCTTAAACTGGAGCCCTAGATGGCATTACAACTAAGCAGGTTAGATATAGTAGGAGATGGCCTACTAGAGTATCATCCTGATAATAGATATATCAAGCTCCCAGTAGCCCCTTATTTGGAACTGCTGGGGATTGAACCTCTCCCTTCTCAAGTGGCTCTAATTAATGCTGTAAATAATCCTAAATATAGATTTATTTGTGCAGCTCTTTCTAGACGACAAGGTAAGACTTATATTGCTAATGTTATTGGGCAACTAGTATCTTTAGTGCCAAATTCCAATATCCTAATCATGTCACCAAACTATCAGTTATCTCAAATTTCTTTTGACTTACAGAGAAACTTGATCAAACACTTTGACTTAGAGGTTACAAAAGATAACGCAAAAGATAAAGTGATTGAAATTTCTAATGGTTCTACAATCCGTATGGGTTCCGTGAACCAGGTGGACTCATGTGTTGGTCGAAGTTACGATTTAATTATATTTGACGAGGCAGCGTTAGCAGACGGTCGTGATGCGTTTAATGTAGCACTTCGACCAACACTTGATAAGCCAAACTCAAAAGCAATCTTTATATCTACGCCACGGGGTCGGAACAATTGGTTTGCAGAATTCTTTGATAGAGGCTTTAATGAAGAGTTTCCTCAATGGGCTTCTATAAGAGCAACATATAAAGATAATCCACGAATGTCTGAAAGTGATATTAGTGAAGCTCGAAAAAGTATGTCCGAAGCGGAGTTTGCTCAAGAGTACGAAGCTGACTTTAATACCTTTGAAGGTCAGATATGGCCCTTTGATCACGAACTATGTGTAGGTAACTTTAGTGAACTAGATACTTCTAGAATGGATGTTTTTGCAGGACTAGACGTTGGTTTTAGAGACCCTACAGCTTTTTGTGTAATCGCATATGATTGGGAAGAAGAAAAGTATTTCCTACTAGATGAATACTTAAACGCAGAACAAACTACAGACCAACATGCTGCCGAGATTAGCAGGTTAATTGATAAATGGAATATTGATTATATTTATATCGATTCTGCCGCACAGCAAACACGCTTTGACTTTGCACAGAATTATGATATTAGCACTATCAATGCTAAAAAATCAGTACTAGACGGTATTAGTCACGTTGCCGCTATTGTTGACAATGATAATTTGATGGTAGATCAAAAGTGTTTAGAATCTTTATCCGCTCTTGATCAATACCAATGGGATCCAAATCCCAACCTAGCCAGGGAAAAGCCAAAGCATAATAGAGCATCGCACATGGCAGATGCTCTGCGGTACGCCTGCTACTCATTTCAAACGACTAATAGTGGGTTCTAAAGATACCTACTGAAAAATAGTATTTGACAATATACCTTCCACACGATATAATTCTGGTATTAAGAAATGGAAATGAAAAGAGACAAAATAAAATACATTCGAGATCGAGCTAAGTCCAGGTATGATAAAGGCTCCGAATGTTATATCTGCGGAGAGCAGAAACAATTAGACTTTCATCACTTTTATAGTCTAAGTCCACTACTAGTAAAGTGGTTAAAAGAGAAACAAAAGATAAGACCAGAACACTATACTGACGAATACATAGTTATCTGGAGAGACGAGTTTATTGAAGAGATGCAGACAGAGTTGTATGAAGATACAGTAACTATCTGCCATACACATCATCTACAATTACATTCACTTTACGGTAGAAATCCAAGTTTAGGCACTGCTAAAAAGCAGATGAACTGGGTTGAGATTCAACGAGAAAAACATGGCATGGTATAATCCGTTTAGTAAGGCTTTAGATGCAGATGAGTTGTATGAAAAACTCAATCCCGCACAACCTTATTACGATCACAAAATAGACAACTCTAGAGAGCCTATTTATGCCTATGAAAAGGCATATGAGGAGCTAGAGATTGTAAACCGTTCCGTAAATATGATAGTAGATGACTCTGCAGAAATCAACGTAATAGTTGGAGAGCCAACAAAAGGTACTAGCGTTGTTAAAGGGATCAAAAGAAGCAGAGTAGATATATTATTAAACGTAGAACCCAACCCCTTTCAAGATATTAGTACTTTTCGTAGAAACCTAATTACAGATATGATAATTGATGGTAACATCTTTATCTACTTTGATGGGGCACACCTATACCATCTGCCCGCATCCAAGATGACAATTCATTCTAGTGATACAACATATATTGACCATTACTCTTTTAATGAAAGAGTTAATTATAGTACAAGTGAAATCATACACATAAAAGAAAACTCTTTCTATTCTATCTATAGAGGTGTTCCTAGATTAAGTCCTGCTCTACGCACTATTCAACTTCTGATGTCTATGCGTAAATTTCAGGATAACTTCTTTAAAAACGGTGCAGTTCCAGGACTTGTACTAAAAAGTCCTAATACTTTATCTGAAAAAATCAAAGAACGTATGATACAATCATGGACTGCTAGATACAAACCAGAAGCAGGTGGACGTCGCCCTCTTATTCTTGATGGAGGTCTTGAAATAGACACTATTTCAAATGTTAATTTTAAAGAATTAGATTTTCAATCAGCTATTGCAGAGAATGAAAAGATTATTTTAAAGGCATTAGGTGTGCCTCCTATCTTACTCGACTCAGGCAATAATGCAAATATTCGTCCAAATATGCGATTGTACTATTTAGAAACTATTCTTCCTATTGTAAGAAAAACTAATAAATCTTTAGAGCGATTTTTTGGTTACTATATTACAGAAGACCTAACAGATATTCCTGCTCTACAGCCAGAGCTGAGAGACCAGTCACAATACTTTAGTTCACTAGTAAATGGTGGAATTATTAGCCCAAATGAGGCAAGGGAGCGTTTAGGTTTTGAGATTTTAGAAGGCCATAGCGACTTAAGAGTTCCTGCCAATATTGCAGGAAGTGCTCTAAATCCAGACCAAGGCGGTGCTCCTAGTAGTACAGCAGGAGACAAGAATGTCTAAAAAGAATCTGCAACGTAAAAAAACAATACATAATTTATGTGTATATTTTGCAAAAAAGAATAAAGTACTAAGTAGGGAAGAATATTCCGTCGCTAGAGATGTTCCAATTATGTTACGGACTTTAATTGGGGTTTTTGGCAACTATTCTACTATGGTGGGTATGTTAAAGACGTATGAACCAGAGTTGTTCGCTCTTATAACACCGCCTACAACAAAAGTTTCACCACCAAAGGTGGAAACTGTAAAAACTACCACTACAGTGCAGGCTACTGCACCTAAGGTGGCAGTTACCACCAGACCTTTAGTAACTAGACCCACTACAGTTAGTAAGGTTGAGACTGCCCCAGCAGTAAAAACGGATAAGTAAGATCATGGATAAAATTTTTAGTCTTACCTCCACCTTTAAGTCTTTAGTGAGTGATGACGGTTCTGTTATTATTCGCGGAATGGCAAGTACGTCTGACTTCGATCGCGCGGGTGATTCTATCTCGGCGGAAGCCTGGCAGAAAGGTGGATTAAATAATTTTGAAAAAAACCCTATAATTCTTTTTAATCATGACTATGATCGTCCTATTGGACGAGCTACAGGAATGAAAGCAGGACCTAACGGTCTTGAACTTGAATGTAAGATTAGCAAAAATGCCCCTGGTAATATTGCTGAACTTGTTAAAGACGGTGTTCTTGGAGCCTTTTCTGTTGGTTTCCGAGTCAAGGATGCTGATTATATTAAGGAAACCGATGGACTTATGATTAAGGATGCTGAGTTATTTGAGGTATCGGTTGTTTCCGTGCCTTGTAATCAAGCAGCTACTTTTTCTTTATCAAAGTCTTTTGACTCTTCTGAAGAGTACGAAGCCTTTAAAAAAACTTTCACTAATCGTGTAGATCTAGCCAGTCAGTCTCTGGCTAAGGAAGATGTTAATACATCAAATATAGCTAGAGAAACACTGACAAGCGCGGAAAAATCCGCAACAAAGGAGATCAAAATGGACGAGTCCAAAATCGACTTGGAAGCTTTTGCTAAGAAGGTAGCTGCTGAGACAGCCGCTCACATTGCAATCAAGCAAGCCGAACAAAAAGCAGCTGATCAAGCAGCCGCTAAAGAAGAAGCTGTTAAATCAGCACAAGAAGAGCAAGCTAAATCAGCACAAGAAGAGCAAGTTAAATCTGCAATTCAGTCTGGCGTTGTCTCTGGTACTGAAGCCCTTTTGGCTGACGTTAAAGCAGCTATGCAGCAAAAAGATGCAGATCTGGCAGAAGTTATTGCTAAGTTCTCAAAAGATCTGGAAGAAAAATCTACTGAAATTGCTAAAATGCGAGAGAGCAAGCGCGTTTTCTCTGATCGTTCAGGTTCTACTGATAGCATCTCTAAGTGGGGCAAAGACTTCATGCACGCTAGCCTTTTGGGCACTATGACAGGCAAGGGCATGAACACTGCTTTTGCTCGTGGCGTTATGGAAAAAGCTGGTATCGACTATGCTACCAATGCCGGTGATATCGATCAGGAAGTATCTCGTTTGATCGAGAAGGAAGTTACTTTGAACTTGCGTACAGCTGGTCTGTTCCGTGAGATCCAAGTAAATGGCGCTGCTACTGTATTGCCAATCCAGCCTGATGTTGAAGCTGCCGTATTCCAAACTGGCGCTGCTGCTGCTGGTAACTTGGAAAATCGTGGCGCTGCTGATAACACATACAAGCCATCACAGGTAGTATTGAATGCTTATCGTTTGATCAGCCAGACTTTCATGGACAACCATGTAGATGAAGAAGTTCTCATCAACCTGATGCCTATGCTTATCGACTCAGTTGCCCGTGCTCACGCTCGTGCTGTTGACAACGCTATCATCAACGGTTCTGGTAGTATTGTTGGTCTGAGCGGTTACGCTACTGCCACTGCCGATGCATTAGACATCAGCTCTGTAGAGCAGCTTACTGCACTTCAGTTGTTGACTGCACGTAAGGACATGGGCAAGTATGGTATCAATGCTACAGACGTTGCTTATATCGTCTCACAGTCTCGTTACTATGAGCTGATTGCTGATCCAGCTTTTGCTGATATCACTGATGTTGGTTCTGACGTTGCTACTAAGATCACAGGTGTTATCGGTTCTGTATACGGTTCCCCAGTAGTAGTATCTGATAGCTTCCTTCCAGAAGGCGATGGTACTACCCCTGTAGCCACTGCTTTTGCTGTTAACATGCGTAACTACGCGATCCCACGTCTTCGTGGTGTCATGGTAGAGCAGGATTACGAAGTTGGTAATCAGCGTCGTGTTATTGTTGCAACTCAATCACTCGGTTTTGAAGAGTTGGTTGCTGATGCTGCTGGCAATCGTTCAGCTGTTAAGATCGTTACACAGGCGTAACATAAACTGGGGGAGTTCGCTCCCCCAAGTTTTTACTAATGGACTTACTATGGCAAATTTAATTGACTTAACTACATATAGAGATCTTCAGGGGATTACTACAGGTACCTCTGACTTTCTGTTGAGTTCATTAATTGACTCTGTGAGTGAATTAGTAAAAACTTATTGTGGAAACAGCATTGTAGATTACTATTATACTAACAAAATAGAAACTTTAAGTATTGATTGGTCAACTCATGTGGCTCAATTAACAGAAAGTCCTGTTAATACTATAATAAGTGTAGAAGAAAGAAGCTCATACAGTTCTCTCTATACAACACTAACTACAGACAACCATGAGTATTATTTCGACGCCAGTACAGATAGTTTACTTAGAACAAGAGGAACTACGCAATATCGTCCATGGCCACAAGGTCCTGGGTCTGTGCGTATTACTTATACTGCAGGATATGCAGAAACACCTTTAGACTTAAGGCTAGCTGTAGTTGATTTAATTACTTACTACTACAAAGGGGAACATAAAGAGCGTAAAACCTTGAACGGCGCTTCTATACAGAACAGTAGCAGCACTAGCTTAAGCAATAATGTAGCATTTCCAGACCACATCAAAAGAGTCTTAGACTTATACAAGAACTTTTAGGTGAGTAGTGCCGGACTAACCCGTATGTCTAAGCGTATGCTAGACAGAATAAATATGGGAAATATGAGAGAAAAAGTACAAACGGAAGTAGGCCAGTTATTTATATGGAGAAGAGATGAGTTTAAAGCATCAATGGCGCTTTATACTACACCAGACGTTATTCAGAAGCTAGTAGACCTATATCAAAAAGAGCTTGGCGGACAAGACAAAAAACTCATGAGGATTCAGAAAGAGCGAACAAGGCTTCTAAAGGCTAAGGAGTTTGTACTTTCTAATCGTACAGAACAGTTTAACCCTTCTTCAGATGAATTATACGCAGTATATAATTATGCTTCTGTAGTTAGAATTAAAAATAATGTAGGTACGTTATTCGAAAAAGAAACTGGTAAGGATAAAAATCTAGTAACAGGTAATATAACTAAAGGTCAGAAAAGGGAAGACGCAGTTGGTACTCAGGTTGGGCATGGAGAGTTTGGTCATGCTGTAAGTACTACTAAAGCTTTGGCCTCTGAATCTGTTATGAGAACAAAAGCCTCTCAACGCCACAGCGGCTCAGAGTCTTTTATGAAGCTAGAAACTGCTATAGTAAATTATAAAACCCGTATGGGTATTAATCTTGATGTTAAGCATTATCAACAGGTAAGCCCGAGAGGTAAGCTAACTAAAGAATACACAGCTATATTATCCAGCCAGGATGCAAGATTAAACTTAGAGGAAGGAAACATAGAAAAAGCTGCCCTAGCAGAATTACGTAAAGCGGTAGAAGAAGAGTACGCAACTCTGCTAAAACAAGAGGGGTCAGAGACTTTATATGAGGCTACAGAAAAGCATTTAAATAGTACTTTAGCTAGCTCCAGAAATACTAAATATAATGGTAAAAAAAGTAGTAAACCTCTGAATAATAAAAGCAAGAGTAAGGCTAAACCAGAGAAAAAAAGTAAAGAAATTAACAACAGCGTAAGGGTTATATCTGGAGCGGGAGCTATCTCCCCTAAAAAACGAAAAACAGGAAATAAAAGCAGAGCATCAGACCAGTTGGCTATGATAGCAAAAATGAATACACAGTTACCAAAAACTGTAGCAGCAAATATGAGTACTCCAAGATTGAACTATCAATCAGGTAGATTTTCAGAAAGCGTAAAAATTACAGGTATTACCAAAACACCACAAGGCTTTCCAAGTATAGGATATACGTATGCTAAGTTTCCTTATCAAACCTTTGAAAAAGGGTTCGTTCAGGGTAGCGTGGAGAGAGACCCAAGACGCTTGATCGATGCCTCTATTAGAGAGTTAGCCATACAATTCGCAATAGGCAGATTTTACACTAGGAGAGAATAATGGCAGCAAGAGACTACACTACAAGACGTCAAGGTATAGTTACTGCCTTAGTGTCCAAGTTTAAATTAATAGATGGTACAGGTACGTATAGAACAAATTTAAGTCGTAATGTATCCCCTAGATTGAAATTCTGGGATGAGGTAGAGGATTACCCATCAGTACATTTAAGTGCCGGATCTGAGAGCCGGGAGTATCAAACTGGTGGGTATAAAGATAGGTTTTTATCTATAACAATTCGTTGTTATGTGAATGAATCAGATGCGGTAATAGCATTAGAAACTTTGTTAGAAGACGTAGAAACAGTTATTGAGGAAAACTCTAGATTACCTTTTAAAGATAAAGATGGTGTTACTCAATACACTCAACAAATCACAGTTATCGGTATTGATACTGATGAAGGTGTACTTGAACCTTATGGTGTTGCAGAAATGCAAATTGAGGTTCGATACTAGAAAATACTGGCAGGAACAAACGTTCAAGTCCATGTCTTTTCAAGATAACATAGGAGATAAACTATGGCAAATTTACACTTAAGTCGTGAAGTAAAAGTATACTTAAGTTTCGGTAGCACTATATGGGAAGTACCGGTACTTAATGGATTCTCTTTTTCACAGGCATCTAACACAACAGATGTAACACTAGCAGAGTTTTCTGATGCTAGTAACGTCAGTCGACGAGGCAAAAGAACATTCACGGATTCAGTAGCTCCTGCAGAGTTTAGCTTTTCTACATATGCGCGCCCATACACAGTGGATAACGCTGGCGTAGACGTTCATCACGCAGTAGAAGAAGCTCTATGGGCTATGTTTGCAGGTATTGAAGCCACGGACTATACCAGCGCAACCGCAGGCTGGGCAGATGGTATCACTCAAATAACGACGGCGACTGGAGATGATATTGTAGGGGCTAAGATTGATTTTAATAGCTCTAATAAACTTGTATTTCCTACTGGCACTATTTACTTTAAGTTTACTGGTAATGCAGGTCAAGGCACTCCTGAGGACTTATGGTACGAGTTAGGTACCGCTGTTCTTACAGAAGCTTCTATGGACTTTGATATTGAAGGTATCACTACAATTAATTGGAGTGGTCAAGCACAGACTTTAGCGGAGCCTACTACTCCTCCTGATGTAACTGGTGCAATTCTTACTGGTATCCCAAGTACTAGCAATTTTGTTCGTAATAGACTAACACAACTTAGTATCACCCCAGCAGCGGGACAAGCAGGCATTTCGGCTGCTTCTTATAGTGTAGTTTTGACTGGTGGAAGTGTGGCTTTGACAAATGAAGTATCTTTTGTAACCCCAGAAACTTTAGGTATTGTAAATAAACCACTAGCACCAGTAATGGGCGCACGTTCAATCTCTGGCAGCTTCACTTGCTACTTAGATAGTTCTGCAGACTCTAGTGGTGATCTTATTGAGGACTTGTTACTTGCTAATACCTTGGTAACAAACTCTTTCAAGTTAATCTTTGATGTGGGCGGTACAGGTACCTCTCCCGCTATTCGTATTAATATGCCACAAGCTATGTTAGAGCTACCAAGTCATTCAGTTGAGGATGTAATCTCTGTAGAGGCTAATTTTATGGCTCTACCTTCAGATATCTCAGATACGGATGAAGTAACAATTACTTATGTAGGGGCCACCTCTCAATAGTAATAGTACTTGGTAAAAGGGGGCTTCGGCCCCTTTTTTCATACACCTCTTAAAAATATCTCTTGACTTTTCTCCTCCATTGAAATATACTATACCTATAATTAAAAAAGCAGGAACATTTAGTTCCTAATGGTAACAAAGGGATATGTCCACGTTTAACTTTAAAAAAGAGTCTAGTCTATATATTGTGTATAATAATTTACAATATAATATAGATATAGAGGATATATCTTTTAGTCAAACGTTTACAGAGAATAGCTACTCTGTTAAAACTTTGCACAACCAAAATATGTTTGAAGCCTCTAACATTAGTAAAGCAAATCCAGCTAATTTCTCATTTGTAATGCCAGTGTTAAAAGAGGGAGACGCCTCCGTACAAGTAGTATTGGATAGGCTACTAGACTATATTACGGTAGATCTTTACATATCAACAGAAGAATCAGTTTTTAAAGTAGAGAATGCAGTTTTTACAAATGGCTCCTTTAGCATGACAAAGGGAAAGTTGCTCACTATTGAAGTCTCTGGCGAAGGATCTAAATTATCAAAACTACCTAGCTCTGGCATACCAGGAACCCCCCAACCCAGGGCAACAACTAAAACATTTTTACAGGCAATAGAACAAACAGTAGAAATTAGTGAAGAAGATCTGTCTTCTTGTGTATATAAATTATCTGTAGAGCTACAAAACGATATTAGCTGGAATGCTTATACAACGGTTGATAAAGGTATAGAAGCAATAGATAACGCTAGCTCTATGTATCCAACTAATTTTACAGTGCAAAAAAGAGTATTATCAGGAAATATTGGACAATATATTACTGATACTAACTCCAGTACAGTACAAAATTGGAATAAAAATACTTCATTACGCATAAAAGTAGGTCAAAATATTGGCGGAACTTTATATGGTTTTGATTTCAATATTCCAACTTGTTCGTTTACTAATCGACTAAATGTAGGTTCGTTATTTACACAAGAATTTGATTGGAGACTTACAGATAATTCAACAGCTTTATCAAGCATCATAAATAAACTTTAATAGGAACATACAGTAATGGATTTAAAAAAACTAGTAGTCGATACCAAATCAGTTTGGATTGATTTTCCGGGACTCACGGATTTCTCCGTAGAAGTAGCCAACCTCTCACGTAAAGAGTTGAATGGGCTACGAAAACGATGTACGGTGCAGAAGTTTGACCGTAAAAGTAGACAGATTGTAGAAAGCCTGGATGAGGATAAATTTGTAAAAGAATTTACTCATTCTACTATTAAAAGCTGGAAAGGTTTAACTCTTGAACATCTTGAAACCTTATTGTTAATCGATACTGAAGGTCAGGATATGTCAAAGGAGCTAGAGTATACAAGCGAAAATGCTGAAGTACTAGTTTCTTCCTCTAATGAATTTGATACCTGGCTCAACGAGGTAGTCTTTGATCTAGACAACTTTCGTGTCGGAGGAAAAGGAGCTGACAATAGAACGTCTGGAGAGGATGTACAAGAATCTTGAGTCAAAGATGACTCGAGATAGATACTTATCTATGTGCGAGCAGCTAAGTAAAGAACCTAACGAAAATGAAATTCCTCCTGACTGGGAAGATTTTCCAGAAATAGTACAAGTTGCAATAAATACATTTAATATGCTTGGAGATAGAGTTTTTCCTGAGATAGGTTATGTAGGAAAAGATTACACAAGTCTTAAACATTATATTGAAGTCTATGGTATTGAAGATAAAGAGTTTTTTCTCGAAATACTTCACTGGCTAGACTCAAGGGCTATCAAACAGTCTTCCGAACAACTAAAAAGGGAGTATGATAAGCTAAAGAGAAAACACTAGTGCCCAATAATATAATCCAAGTCACTTATAAAGTAAATGATGACGGCAGCTTAGAAAAAATATCGCAAAAAGCAAAAAAGGTGGCGGGAGCCACTAATGAAGCGGCCAGTGCTTCTGACAGATACAACAAAGCGCAGAAAGGGGTAGCGGGAGCTACTTCTAATAGTACTAAAGCTTTTTCAAAAATGAACTCCGGTTTAGGGGGAAGCAGTGGTCTTGTTGCTGCATATGCAACATTTGCTGCTAACATATTTGCATTGACTGCAGCATTCGGAGCCTTGCAAAGAGCCGCACAGTTATCCCAGCTAGAAGAGGGTTTTAATAGACTTGCTAATAGCTCTGGAAGAACTGCTTCTATAATGGTTAGTAGTATTCAGTCTATTACTAACGAAGCCGTTTCAGCTAATCAAGCGATGAGAACAGCCGCTATGGGATTCAGTGCAGGTTTCTCTACTGATCAGATAGAGGGTCTCACAAAAGTAGCTAAGGGTGCCTCTATAGCATTGGGTAGAGACCTCCCAGATGCCTTAGATCGTTTAGTACGTGGTACTGCAAAATTAGAACCTGAAATCTTAGATGAATTGGGTATTTTCGTGCGCCTGGATGATGCTGTAGAACAGTACGCGGATACTTTAGGTAAAGCAGGCAGTGAGCTTACTCAAACCGAAAGAAGACAAGCTTTCTTAAATGCTACTTTGTCACAGGGTATTCTAAAGTTTGGTCAGATAGGGGATTCTATAGATACAAACCCCTATGACAAGCTAGCTGCTAATTTCAAAAAAATATCAGATACAGCACTTAATATATTCAGTACCGTACTAGGACCTGCAATATCTTTTTTGGCTTCTAACACTATGGCACTACTGGGGGTGTTAATATTATTCGGATCAACCCTGGCTAGCTCCCTCTTACCTACTTTAACTGAAGTAGCTAAAAAGCAAGGTCTAGTAGCAGACTCTGCAAAAAGAATGGCAGAAGAAGAGGCAAAGGCAGGGAAAAAATTTGCACAAAAAGAAAAGATAGCTTTTGTAAGAGATGATACTTTACCTAAAACTAAAAAAGGTGTTGATCTTGCGGCAGTAACCAAGCTTAAATCAGCCCTTAAGAAAAATACAGTAGAAGCTAAGGATTTTGAAACTGCTCTAAGTAAAGTACAAGCTCTAAGAAAGCAGACAGAGACTATAGCCAAGAAAAATAAAACTACAAACACTGATGCTCATAAACAAAGAATAAAGGAACTAGACCAGCTTAAAAACAAGATTATTAAAGTACAGATGGCTGAGCAAGGAAGAGGCTCCACCTCCGGCAAGTCAGCTTTAGCGGCGGGTATTCATGAAGGAGAAAAAGGAGTAGAGAATACCTTAGAAAATATGGCTATGGAGAGTAATAGTATAGCAGGTTTAAGAAATCAGTATAGCTTAGCAAGAGAAGGTTTTGGAAAATTTCGCGCAGATCAGTCGAAAGGCATGGCAGAGTTTGTTAAAACGAGTAAGTTTTGGCCAGGTCTTGGACAAAAAATATTCGGAGCCTTTAGAACAGCGGGTGTCGGCGCGCGTTTATTTGGAGCAGCACTTATTAATGCAATACCTCTAATAGGACAGATAATATTTGTTGTAGGATTAGCTGTTGAGGGTTTAGTCTCCTTATACCAATGGTTTAATAAACCCACAGAGGCTGAAAAAGCACTGGCAGAAGTAACCGGCAATCTAACAGAGAAAATGGAACAGCTAGCTAAAACTAACGATACGTTAGAAACAGGGCTTAGAGCTTCTTATATTCAGATAGCTATAAACGAAGCAGGGATCAAAGGCTTAACAGATGCAACTTTGGAAGCAGCTATTGCACAAGCGGACTCCGCAGCGAAGGTACAAGCCTACGCCAACAAACTAAAAGTCAATGCTGGTATAGTTACTGAATTTAGTTCCGCTGTAAAATCTCTAGGTACTGAACTCCAAAACCAAGATATAGGACTGCTAGGAGTTATAGGAAATTGGTTTAGTAATACTGGTAGCTCAATATTTGCAAAATTTACTGCTCAAATAGCGGACTTAACTAATTGGATTGGGGGCTTTTCAGATGAAATAGTAGAGGCTTGGACTACTCTCGATAGAATCTCTGGTGGTAAATTATCTAAGTTTTTAAAGGATAACCCTATTACCGAATTTGTGACTACCACGGCAGATTCATTTGACAAAGCCCAGTGGCAAACAAAAATGGATAACTTTACAGATGCCACTATGGATGCCTTCAGAGAGATAGAAAAGAATAGTCCTGATGCCTCCGCTGCTATTTTAAAAAGTATAGGCAAAGATAACTTTGCAGACTTTATAACAGACTCTTTCGCAAAGCTTGACTTAGCCAGTCTTTCCGCCGAAGAGCGTGCAGGCGAGTTTCAAAAAGTGATTAGTTTGATTAGCGGTAAGCTACAGGTAGCTGCTGTTAAAGCTGAAACGGCCTCAGCTTCAATTAATAAGTTTGGGGAAAACGTTTCACAAGGATCAAAAAATCTTAGAGAGTTTGCAAGATCTGTCCTAAAAAGTAATAAATTTACAGGACTTATAGCGGATGTTGACGGGGTCGCCGCAGCTGTTAAAGCCCTTGCTAGAACAGCCGCAGATAGCAACGGCGAAATTACGTTTGCCGATAGCTTGGCTAAAGAGATAAAAAATAAAACTATAGATTTAGCACAATTTGGTGTAACTTTTGACGAAGTTGTCTCTATTATGGAAAAGGGTCCAGATACAAATCCTTTTGTAGGGATCAAGGATAAGTTATTGGAGTTACAACATGAAGCCTCTAATGGTGCTAATGAGCTTAATACTTTAAAAACCTCTTTACAGAACGCAAAAAATTCATTTGAAAATACTAAAGCTTTAACT